GGCTAAGTTGACCGGCATACACCGGATTAATCTCTTCAAGATAAGCAAGGGCATAGTCAGGCCAAGTTTGCCTTCCCTGGGCAAGCTATGCCAAGCGCTGCGCTGCCAGCCGGGGGATCTATTACAGTTTGTCTACGAGGACGAGGACGAAGAAGCCCCCCAGGATACCCCTCCAACTCAGTGAATGAGTGTGCAGTAGTGGTGCGGTGGAATATGGGTTTTTTTAATTTAAAAATCAACCCTAATTTATTTTATATCTAAGTTAATTGTATATGATTAAGCTGGGGCTTATTTCTTGGGGTAGTTAGGGCAGTAAATTCCAATAAGTTTTTTTGAAAAAGTTATCCTAATAAACTGCCCCGTATCGCCCTAACTCCCTAACTGCCCCAACTTAGGGCAGTTTGGAATCGACCTTTAATCCAACCAAAACAAATACTTATAAACACTTAGGGTAGTTAGGGGTAGTAAAACATATCTTTTGTATAGAAAAGTTGGTTAAACGCTTTTATATATAGAGGAATAACCTGAGAAAACTGCCCTAACTACCCTAAGAGGGTGTTAAAGTATTGGTGGGCAGTATGTTATAGGGGAACCCCAACTGCCCTAAAACTGCCCTATTAGGGCAGTTAGGGTTTTTCCAAGTTTTTATGGAGAATATAAGGAATTTCAGCCTCGAAATTCCTTATACCCTCTGGTTTTACACTCCTTACACCCCTTACCCTCTTTACTCATTGACAACCTTTTAGATTTAGTGATGAAGGGCGCCTTCACTCTATCTAATGAGGACGGTCAAATGCCTAAAGTCGGATCAACCCACTACGCCTATACTGCCGCTGGCAAGAAAGCCGCGGCGGCTGCCCGCAAGGCCGGCAAGCCGAAGCCGAAGCCCAAGCGGAAGTAGCTTGAGCAAGGTTATCGCCCAGACCAATACCCTGGCCCCCAGGGGCGCTCCCTGGCATCAGCAATTAGCAGATCTGAATCCCGAGGCTGTGACAATGGACGGCTTCGATAAGGCAATAATTGGGTTTGGGTGCCAATACAGTAAAAACGTAGTCGCCGTCTACAGTGAAGAGAAAATTATAGAGCAACTGGCTGAAGAGATGAGCTACGAGGATGCTGTCGAGTATTACGGGTTTAATATTGCGTGTGCATGGATGGGACCGAATACGCCTATAATTGTAAGTGCTGTTGATTTAGATGAAGATGAGAGCGATGCAGCATGAGCTATACCGCTGACACCTGGCCGGCAGGCCGCTGGCCTAACTTCTCGTTCACCGAGATGGCCTGTAGTGAGACTGGTGAGTGCGCGATGGATGAGACTACGATGGACCGGCTGCAACTACTGCGGTCCCATTACGGATCCCCGTTGACGATCACCAGTGGCTACCGCAGCCCGCGCCATAGCATCGAGGCGGCCAAGGCAGCACCCGGCACCCATGCAAAGGGGAGAGCTGCTGACATTGCTTGTGCCGGCGTCGATGCGTTCGAGATACTGACCGAGGCGCTGGTGGTAGGGTTCACTGGCATTGGCGTACAGCAGAAGGGCGAACACCGGTTCCTCCACCTGGACGATCTCGGCCCGGGAGAGCATACGGTGCCGAGGCCGGCGATCTGGAGCTATTGATGTCCGATTTGAGCCAGTTAGAGCTGGACCTCGACGGCGGCGTAGAGCTGCGAGAAGAAGGAATGGCCCGGGCAGCGACTAACCGGCAAGAGATGTTAGAGCTATCGAGAGATGTGGCCGAGGAAATTGCCCGATCTAATGGAGTTGTAACCTCGGACGATGTGCGGTATCACCTCAACCTGGCGCCGAGCAATAAGCAAAGTAGTCAAAATTGGATGGGCTCGATGTTTAGAGACCCGCGGTTCACATGGACCGGCGATTATGTAAATAGTAAGATCCGCCGCAACCATGCGAGACCGATCAGAGTGTGGCGCCTGGCTCGGTAGCCCAACTATCTGGAGCTATTAACTTTATAGTTTGATTCCTAAAAATGACCACATTGAAGAAAAAAGTGACAAACCCCAAAGGGCGCCCGATCAAATGCACACCGGTGCAAGTGTCCGACGCGCTACGGGCCAGCGATGGCAACCTGACCGCGGCGGCGACTAAGCTGGGCGTCACGCGGCAAGGGGTATACGATTATATAGACCGCTACAAGCTCCAGGATGTCCTCGACCAGAGCCGGGAGAAGATGGCCGACGAGGCGGTGGGCCAACTCCACCGGCTGGTGAGGGATGGCAACCTGGGCGCGGTGATATTCTACTTGAAGACACAAGCTAAGAGCCGCGGCTATACCGAGCGGATCGAGACCACCGGCAAAGATGGCGATGCCATCGAGGTGCGACAGATCAAGACCGAAGGCCGGCCCGGGCTATCGGACCTCAAGGCGGCGCTCAGTGGCAACAGAGTGGCGGACTTGGTAGAGGATGAGTAACGCCGCGGCAGCGCCTGAGACCTACGCCTGGGCGGCCCAAGAGGGACCGCAGCGCACGGCGATCTGGATGGGCGAGGCAGTGCAAGAGCTGTTTTATGGCGGCGCCGTATTTGGAGGCAAGACCTCGTTCCTTCTTGGGGATTTCGCGCAAGATTTAGCGCAGGGCGCCGATTGGCGCGGGGTGCTGTTTCGACAAAGCTACCCAGACCTCGAAGAGATCATCGACCAGAGCCATGAGATATACCCGTATATCGGCGGCGAGTACTTGGTTGGCAAGCATACCTGGAAGTTTCCCGGGGGTGCGATATTGCGGCTGCGACATCTCGAGAAGGAGACCGACTTCAGCAAGTACATGGGCTGGTCGGTATCGTGGTTGGGGTGGGACGAGCTGCCGGCGTGGGAGTCGATGAGACCGTATAAGATGATGCTATCGAGACTACGCGGGCCGGCGCAACATAAGCGCGTGAGGGCTACTGGCAACCCGGGCGGACGTTGCCACCAGGAAGTGGCCGAGCATTTCGGTATCAAGAGTTACCCCGAGGGCATGGTGCCGCTCGAGGATAGCGCCAGCGGCATGGTTAGGATGTTCGTGCCATCGCGGATCCACGACAACAAGATCGGCCTGGCGGCAGACCCCGGCTACGAGCGGCGCCTCGATGGGTTAGGCGACCCCGAGCTGGTCAAGGCATGGAAAGAGGGCGATTGGAACGCCATCATAGGCGCTTACTTCTCGATGTTCAGCCGGCGCGAGTGCGAGGTAGAGCCCTACAAGATACCGCCCACCTGGCCGACGTTCATTTGCATGGATTACGGCGAACACAACGCCACCTGGGCGGGCATCATCGCCGTCGATTTCGATGACGATATATGGGTCGTTGACGAGTATTACCGGGAGGGTGCCGGCGGCGCCGATCATGCGCGAGGCATCAAGGCCATGATAGATAACTGTCCGTATGTGACGGAGCGGCCACGGCTCAACCTGGCGCCCGCGGATATGTGGACGAAGCGGGCGCCGGGTGAGGCCAGCCAGGCGTTAGCGCCCAAGGATTCGTTCGAGGCCATTGGTCTCCACCTGACACGAGCCAACAGCGCCCGGGTGAACGGATGGCGTAACATCAAGGATCTAATGTATGCGGGGCGGCTCAAATTTTTCAAGGGGCGGACGGAGCAGATTATTCAAAGCCTTTCGACGGTCCAGCGCGACCCGAAAGACGCCGAGGATGTGCTCAAGGGTGGCAATGATCACCCTGCTGATGGGCTTCGCTATGGCATTAATCACGTATATAAAGCGCGTAAGGCGCCCACGAAGCCAGGCGGCGACGGGCAGCGACTATTGGACCTCTTAGGCAACGACGATGAACCCAAATATAGGTATGCCGGATGAATAAGCAGCAGTTAGTATTCTGGAAGAGCGAGCGGGAGATGTTGGACCGGCTCTATCGAGATCGGATGCGCGATTGGCAGCGCCTGACGGACCTCTACGACCTCAAGTTCGACCAGCGCATACGCGACCTCGAGCCGCAAGACCTGGTGCGTATCTCGCGCTTCTATCCGATTGTCAGGCAGATCATCAGCACCATCGCCTTTAGGTATCCCAAGCAATTTTTCATCATCGAAGACGAAGAGGGCGACGATGTAGCGGATCTACTGGAACGGGCGTCGGCGGCGTTTATGGCACTGGCCAACGTCAAGGACCATGTCCACCAGTCGATCTTCGACGCGCTCTTCTGCGGCGTAGGCTGGTTGCGGCTCGACTACAACCCACCCGGCGACAGTATGGTGGCGCCCTATGTGACCAACGACGATATGGCCGAGGATATGGTCAGTGTGTGCCGCGTGGCGCCCGGGTTTGTTCATGTAGACCCCACCGCAGCGCCGCACCGCCTCGGCACGGCGCGGTATATACGCGAAAGAATGTGGGTGCCGCTCAAGTTTTTGAAGGACGATCCTGAGATACAAAATAAGAAAGCGCTCAAGGCGACCTCGGTAGGGTCGGACGATGAGCTGGCCTTTGGCGAGGTCATGGGATCGCAGACCAATACGGAAGAGATGCAAGCGCTCAAGGAATCGGTAGACAACGGCGACTTCGTCCTGGTGGATCGCATCCACGATAGGATCAACCGCAAGCTGATCATGTTCGCGGACAACGTAGACGAGCCGATCCTCGAGAAAGCCCATCCATTTATTAAAATGAGTTTTCCGCAGCGGATTAACTCGATAGGTGAGTTGATCTTCGAGGAAGACGAGACCGGCCAGCTCACCGAGCCGGTGCTGGACCTCGAGGCGGGCGAGCCGGCGGCAGGCTTCCTCGTTGAGAACGGCTTCCCGTTCGTGCCGATCAAGTTCGATATGAATGCGAGTTCCTACTACCCGCAGCCGCAGATGGCGTATCTCGAAGACATACAGAATGGCCTGATTGAACAGGTGAGCCGGCGGGCCGACATACTCAAGCGCACCGCCCGGCAGGGTGTTGTCAACGAGAGCGAGGCGCTGGCCAATCCCGATCTACTCGAGCGACTACGTAAGGGTAGGGACGGCGAGTTCCAGACGATGCAAGACATCAACGGCATCAAGCAGCTCGACTTCGCCAGTGTGCCGTCGGATCTATACCGCCATGAGCAGAGCTTGCTGGCGTATGAGAATCAGATAGCGGCGGTGCAGCCGCCTACTGCTGGCGAGTCCGATAGCGCCACCGAGGCCGCCGTAGTGGCGGCAGGGGCGCAGCTCAACGGCAACTGGATGGAAGCCAAGGTAGCCGCGGCCTACGAGCTGGTGGTGCGTAATGCGTTCCAGATCATGGGCGACGCGAGGTATACACCGGAGAATTTCGCCATCAACGTAGCACCCGACGGTCAGGGTATGATGGTGCGGGCGCTACGCAACAGCGACTTCTTGTGGAATTACCGCATCCATACCCGGGTGGGCTCTACGCAGCCGCTCTTCGAGCAGCTCGAGCAAGA